ACACCGACCGCTCTACGCGAAGGCCCGATGGAACCCTCCACGGGCGGCGGTGTCCGAAAACAAGCAAAAGGCGCTTCATCACCGCCAATTATGGGAAAAGACATATCGGCTCTACCTTGGTTCAGGTGGCGCCGGTATCGTACGGCAGCCTAGGGCGGGATGGACCCGTCCCGTAATCGAGCGCAGCTGGGTAGTCGAAGGTGACACTCCTTACCCTATAACGAGAGAGATTTCGGTACCTCTCATTAAGGTTAAGGGACCTCGACTCCCAGACGAATTACGGAACGCCCTCCCTATCAAGCCAACTCGCGCGGGGAAATGGGCCGGTAGATCTCCTTATCACACCGGTCCACGCCCCCAAACCTTCAAGCAGCATGACGGTGACTTTATCGACTTCTGTCAAAGTACCGGCAAGAGCTTCACATTAGACGATCTGTCTACCTTCATGGTCGACGGTGCCTGGGATACCAATAAGGCACAGTTCGAACAGATGGTGAAGCCCAGCCCTCGCACCCGGTACCACGACATCCTGGCAGCACTCCAAGACCAGGCGCCGAAACTGGCACTACCCGCATGCGCACCACCCGACACATTCAGACTGGCTCACCTCCCGGTCAACCCCAAAGCCTACCCCGGCCTCATTTCGTCCCAGGGGGGGTACCGGAACAAGGAGGAAGCCTACGCTGAGGCGTCGGTAACGGCGGGATATATTCACGAGGCCGCAAAAGCGCGGCCAATTGTGGATGTCTCCCCATGGATGTGTGGTGGTAGGGAAAAGAGGAACGTTAGATATCATGGTGACCAGCTCAAGAGCCGACTGGTCTTGATGCCAGAAATGGCCCCATCCATGGTGTCACAACTATACTCGGACCCTATTACCCAAGGAATCGGCCAGCAAAAGGAAGGCCCCCTCTACATCGGTCATTCGATGTCACACAGAGGTTATCAGCGCTTCCTTGACCAATTCAATCCATGGCTCGCCTCGGCCGGTCTTGACTGGAAGGCATACGATGCATCTATGCCTGAAGACCTTCTCGTGGCCGCGTTCGGTGTACTCCGGGCATGCTACCCCGATGGCGACGACATTGACAACGTCTTCCTCTACCTCTGTGGGGGATTCTGTTTCAAAACCGTCGTTACTCCGGGGGGTTGGGTTTACCGCGTCTATAAGGGGATACCTTCTGGTCATCCTTTCACGTCCCTTATAGGCTCGGTTGCAAATTGGTTGGCTTATGTTACGGCAATTCGAGAGACGGCGGGGGATGTTCCTTATGAACTCGCAGTTTCAGGCGACGACGCACACCTGGGTTGGAATCATTCGATCAGACCCGGGAGGATTCGTAAGTTCGCACTGAAGCGATGGAATATGGAACTGGATGTAGGCGAGGTTGGTGTCTTCAATGGGGTTAGCTTCGATGAAGGTACCTCATTCCTCGGCACAACCTTTGCTTACAACCGCCCCGGCCGCCGGACCTCTGACATTCGCCAGATTCTTCTCTGCCCTGCAAAGAAGGATACTGGTGTCGGAGACCGAGCTGAAAAGGTTACTGGGATCTGTTACACGCCTCCCTTTAACACCGCCGCTCTCAAC